GTTCAAAGATTCTGTATGTAGATTATCAATGTCAATCTTGGAATCTTTTTCCCACATGCTTTGTATCATTTCAAGATCAAGTGCCATAAATTAGTCGTATCTCTTAGGTAAATAATTTCCTTTTGCATCAAGTATATTATACATCATATACTTAAAACTGACTTCTGCAGTAAAGTACTCTTCATCAGTATTTGTTGCATCAAAGTTGAGAGCAGATAAACGATAAGGAAACATCCTTCTAAATGAAATCTGATAGTTCATAACATCATTGCTTGTATTAATCAATAAAGTACCATCAGAATACAAGTTCATTTCAGTCTTATCTGGTTGAGTAAACTCTTCATTTGAACTTTGAAATTCATAAATTTGCTGAAGAGATTCTGGAAATCCCAATCCTCTCATCCAGTTTTGGATTTCCATGTAGTTTTTTAAATCCTCATCTACAAGAAATCTAATAGTAAAATCTTCAAATTCCATCATGTCACCAGGAACAGGAACGTTATTGGTATATGTTGGTTGAACGGCAACACCCAATTCTATTCCAGGAACATTCACGGAGTTTGTTAAAAATGCAACTTTTGGTGCTCTGTTTAGAGTAAATCTAAACTTGACAGTTGATAAGAAATTTCTATTTTCTATCTGCCTGCTAGTACCATAAGTACCGTAACTCTCTGTCATCTCTCTTTTCTAATTATTTAGACAAAAAAAGAGGGTTCCGAAGAACCCTCTGAAAGAAAAATATGTGTACCTAATGGATCACATGAGGTTCTTAACCTGGACTCTTCTGTAGTAACGGTTGGTGTTAGCAACAAGTTGTCCGAGTGCAGTAGCAGCACCTGAAGCGAGACCGCCTTCAGCGAATGGGTTTGCGACCATGCCGTAGCGGGTCTTAAAGCCAATCTTGGGCTGGAAGTTGTTCTCACCAACGGCACGAACCATTTGGAGAGGAACGTATGGGCAGTAGAACATACCAGCGTCATAAGGTGAAGTACCCTTATAACCAGCAACGTAGTACTGAGCTGCAGAACCATTTGCAGAATAAGGATCGATGTAGACGCGATACTTACCCATCAGAGTACCAGCAAAGGTGTTGCCGGTGTCATCAACGTTCAGGTTAGCGTTGAGTGCAGGGGTGTAATCAAGTACACCAGCCATGGTCAGTGCAGAAGCAACGTCTGCAGAACACAGGATGATGTTGCCCTTTCCTCTACGAGTTCTTTGTGCGATTGCGTTAGCATCACGCTCGATTTGGAACAGGAGACCCTTGAACTTCTCAACAGACCAACGACCATTGGAGTCAACGTCGAGGTCGAATACGCCCTGGCTAGCAACGTTAGTCGATGCGCCTTGCTCAGCAGTCTTGTAGATAGTTCTGATGACTTCGCGGTTGATTTCAGCAAGAATTTCGCTAGACAGAATGTTAGCGAGTTCTGCTTCTGCATTCAGACCGTGAATTGCCTTCAGGTCTTGTGCAAGCTCAAGGCTGTACTCTGCTTTCAGTGCTCTTGACTTAGCAGTTACAGTGACCTTCTCGATCGAGAATGCCATTTCAGCGAATGCTGAAGTAGTGTCATCTTCACCAAGAGTTTCAGCATCGCCGGTATTCATACCAGTACCGACGCTGTAGTCGTCACCAGTGTTCAGGAGACCAGGATTTTCGCCTACTTGGTCGGTGCTACCAATGCCAGCATTACCAGCATATGGATCGCCAACAACAAGGTCTCTCTGAGCATTCTGACCAGAGAATCCAGTATCTGCTTCGTCAAACAGTGCTTCAGCACCAGTTTGACTGGTGTAGCGTGAACGCATTGCGAAGATCAGTCCAGTAGGACCAGTCATTGGCTGAACGCCTGCGAGGTCATAAGCGACCAGGTTAGGCATAGAGCGTCTGATCAGGGAGATCAGAACGGGATCGAAACCAGCGACAGGACCACCTTCAGCAGATCCACCAGTGAAACCACCAGTGCCAGCAGCGTTAGTTGGTGCCTCAGTCAGGAATGAACCAGACTGTGAAAAAGCATTTTGCTCTTGTAAAAACTTTTCTTGGTTTTCCAGCAGTTGAGCGGTTACTGCCTTCTTGTGAGGGTCTGTGATTGAATCCAGACCTTCATGCTCCAGAAGGGGTGCCCACTTTTCCTGCAGATGTTCAGATTGAAACATTTGCGTTTACCTTTTTAGTGTGTTTGTTTTAATGTTAATTTCAGGACTTAGACATTCTGGTCAGCATCTGAGCGTATGTTGCAACTCTTGGATTAGAAATCTCTGGAGTAACATCAGCACCCTCGGTCAGCGTCTCAGTTTTTGTCTGAGGAGCAGCAGTATTTGAAGGGAAATAAGATTCCTTCAGTGCTACTAACTTTTCACGATATTCGTTTTCACTTCCAAACTCAACACTTTCGGCAAGTGAAGCGAGCTTCTCTTTCTGGCTCAGGGCAAGACCCTCAGCGATTTCGTCAAAAATTCCATCTGCAACCGACTCTGCGAGGCGCTTGTTAAGTGAAACGTTCTTCTCGATCTGCTCGTTGAGTTTTGATTCCATTTCATCAAGTTTTTCTACCATGCTATTGAGTACATCATATTTTTCTTCAGGGATTGATACATAATGTTCTTCAAAAAGATTCTTCAGACCTGACATGAAGGACTCAGAGAGTTCTTCCTTCAGACCTTGCTCAACTGAGAGTTGATTTTCAGAAATCCACTCATCAGCGACATACTCAAGATAAGAATCGACACGCTCAGTAAGTGCTGCTTTGATTTCAGCAACTTCCTCAGTGAGTCTTTCCTCATACTGAACTTCAAGTGCTTCCTTAATTTCGGAAACCTTGGTGTTCAGTGCTGCTTCGAATACGACCTTTGCTTTCTCTTTAAACTCTTCGGAGAGTTCTTCTTCTGTCTGAAGAATTGCATTTACGTCTTCTTCGACGCTATATGCTTCTTCTTCAACTACCTCTTCAGATTCTTCTACTTCTTCTTCAGAAACAACTTCAGTTGCTTCCTCTTCGGTTTCGACTTCCTCTTCTGCAACTACTTCACCTTCGACTTCTTCTTCTTCCTTAACGCCAGCAGGCATTGGATCTGCCTTACCAGCATTTTTGGTTACAACATCACTGACAGTCTTCAATGAAGGCTCTTTCAGTTTTGCTGAATCGTCGTCTGCTTTGTAATTTTCTGGGGTAGGTCCGCCAAGATCTTCATAAGATCCTGCGATAGAAGTATCCATTGAATCTCCTGCCTTTGCACCAGCATTGACAGCAGTTTTGGATTGCGCTGTGCCTACTTCCATTTCGTGTAAATTTTCTCCACTAGACATTTGAACTCTCCGATGTTACCGTTATTTAAAACTATATTTATTTATAATTTGCAAAGTTACACTATATGTGCTATAATGAATTCAAGAACTGGTCAAACAGTTCTATCTTGTGTTCTTCTAACTGTCTCTGTGCAGTTAATTGATTGATCTGTCTACGAGTGTTTTCTGCAAGTCTTTCACGCAGAACTCCACCGTCCCAAATCCACTCTTTGCCTTCCATAATTCCTTGGACAAAAGCATCGGGTGCAGAAGGATCAGCAACAATGTCTGCTGCTGTTGCAAGCATAAAGTCCTCACCGACTTGCTTGTATCCTTCTTTGGTTGCAGTTAGAGAACCAATACCACGAGAAGAAACGCCAAGGGTGACACCATCTTTGAGAAGAGATTCAGCAATCTTACCCATTGGTGTTGACAGAATCTGTGCCTTTCCTACAAAGTTGTTGCCTTCTCTCTGAAGATCAACAATCTTATGTGAAACTCTATCGAGGTTTACAGTAGGACCATCGGGATGTCCGAGTTCTCCAAGAGCACGTCCTTTCTGAACATACTGTTCGTTGTAACGCTTAACCTCACGCTCCATAATTGCGCCAGGATAAAGTCTACCGTTACGATTGACTTGCTCTGCTTGTAAGAAGATTCCTTTGATATAAAGATTCTTCTTACCATTAGATTCTTCTGTGAGAACCTCTACCTTTTCGATTTCTTCTCTAATTAGTTTCATTTTTTTATGCGGTAAATCCTACTTTTGCTGCTGTTACTAATGCAGAATCTGCCCAAACAACATAACTTGCAGTTTTCTCAAGGAATTCGACAGTATCTGCTGGCATACTAAAAGAAACAGTATCTGCAGCACCAACAGTGCTTGCCATACTTACAATCGCAGTTGTTCCTGCACCATTATGAAGTCTTACGCAAGTGGCACTAGAAATGCTAGTAGCAGTTCCAGCACTTGTCGCTAAAGCAACTTCACCTACAATTATTTTGGTCCTTTGCATTTCTATAATAAAATACTTTAATAGTTATTTATTATTCTTCAGTTTCTGCTTCTCCACCGTCAGAAAATACAGTATCAGATACTGAAGGTCTTAATCCATCCACTCTTTCCGATGCTTTTGCATAAAGAACATCTTTAATCTTGTCACTAATATTCGCTGGTGTTTCGTCACCAATAATCATATCCATTAAGTCATCCATAATTTTTGATGTAATTTTTTTTATTTATACTTAGATTTCTCCACCTTCTGGTGCAGCAACTGGTTTTTCGTCAATCTCTGGTTCCAAAGGAACTTGACCCATCTCTCCATTTGTAGTATCGGCAGGCATTCCAGTTTGAGGATCTACCATCATTGCAGGATCAGGAATTTTACCCTCTTCAATTTCCTTTTCAATAATCTTATCTTGTTCGATAATTTCTTGATCAGTTTGACGAAGAATATGTCTTCTTACATAATCTTGAGAATAATACTTCCCAACATAAGGTTCTGCTGTAGCAACAAGATTCAATCTCTCATTCAATAACTCAGATTCCTTAAGTTCTGAGAAGTGATTATCATAAAGGAAATTATACTGAATGTGCTCAGACATCTTATCCCAGTCTTCTGGAGTCACGATATTCTTCAGAATCAATTGAGTTTTAAGCATATCATTAAACATATTCGAGAATCTCTTTCTCAAACGACCGACAAACTTAGTAAACTTAAGTTCGTCTCTTAAGATTTCAGAAGATCTGCCCAAGTTAAACCCACCTTCTCCATCCATTCTTGAGGGTGGAACATTGAGTGCTCTGTATAATTTTTTCTTAAAGTATTCAATATCAGTGATTTCTCCAAGGTTTTGGCCGCCTGGCAGAGTTGAGATTTCTGTTCCCCTTCCGCCTTCTCTGCGAGGCAACCAAAAATCTTCAAGCATTGACATGTATTTTTTGTCATCTCTAATCTCTCCTGTATTAGCATCATAAACTAACTTGTTACGATAACGCATCATAACGTCACGCAGATATTGTTCTGCCTTGACCTTTGGAAGATTACCAACGTCAATGTAGAAAATTCTACGCTCTGGTGCTCTTGATAAACGATAGATCACCAAAGAGTCTTCAATCATTCTCAGTTGATTAACTGATTTAATTGACTTGTGGAGGTATGAAAGTACAGTATTCTTATTTCTATCTACAAGACCTGAAGTGCAATAAGTAATTGCATCTTTTGCAATCTTAATTCCTCCAGTATTAGTATTTCCATAACCATTCTTCAGTTTTGGATTGTATTGAAAATACTCTTCAATTTCAGGAAAATCCAAGTCCATTGGATTTTGTGACCTGTTATTAGCAATTATTTTATTTGGATCTGTCTTCTTTTGCTGTCTAACATAACGCATCTTAAGCGCGTCAATGTATCTAAGTTCTTGAATCCCATCTTGAGGATTCTTTAAGTCAATTACCTTATGATAATAAAGTCTTCCGTCAATATACCAATTCCTATAAATCTCATGAGACTTTTTATCAAAGTCTAAAATTTCTAAGATATTTTTAAACTCTTCTCTAATCTTATTCTTAAGTCCATCGCTAGCGTTGAGATTAGATAACTCAACTTGAACGGGACTATCATAAGTATCAGAAACAATCGCTTCATTTACAATGTCTTCAATAGCACTATCCACTTCTGGATGAAGTGCCATTTCACGATATCTACGAATTAAATCTTGTTCGTTCTTATAAACACCTTCAATATCAACCGAAGTACCAAAAAAACCACTCGTCAGATAATAGTCAACCCCATCCTCGTTATTTTCGGGGACGGGGGATACTACTGAGGGTGGTTTTTTATCAGTATCTTCTACTGAAAATCCAAATAATCTAGACATTAATATAATTTAGAACTTTACTTGTTCTATTATTTATCAAGCTTCAATTCCTGCTTCATTGACTTCATCCTCATTATTTGCATCAACTGGATACCAGAATTGTACTGCAAAGTCAACAGTGAATTCTTCAATGGTATCTGTGTTATCATAAGAAAGGTCAATGGCAGAAATGTTAACTGGATAGATGTCAACAAATCTGTATTGTGCGAGAATGTTAGCAGAACCTGGAGTTCCAGCACCTTGCTCTCTAGTAACGTCACCTCTACCAAGTTGATAAACCTTGGCATTTCTCATGTAATCTTGTGGATCGGTGAATCCACTATGATCAGAGTATTGTGCGATTGACTGCATCCAACCTTCCATCACTCTTCTGATTGCAAAATCTTCATCATTGATGATGGTTACAGACCAGTTATCAAAGGTTCTGTCTCCAGCAACCTTAAACTGTCTTCCTCTGAAAGGAACTTCAATTGCTGCAACATTAGATGCTGGAAGAGCAGCGGTCT